AGAAAATACTCAAGGATTACCTGACCATCTGGCAAATGCTCTTAACAAAGATTATTCACAAGTAATGCGAAAAGTAGAAGAAAAGGCAAAGTTTAAGAATGGGGCTTAAAGCAGACATATATGATGCTTTGAAAAAAAGTGTTGAGCCTGATAATCCTGGTGATAATTACGAATTTAACGATAACGGTAAGTTAGACACTTTAGCACAAAGTTTAACAGATGCCATAGTAAAATTTATTCAGGCTCAAACCTTTAGTGTGACAGAACTTGAAGCATCACAAACTTTAACTAATGTAACCTCATTACCTACAGCACCAGGTGCACCAGCAGTAATACCATTATTAAATGTAACAACTGCAGTTAGCGATAAGGGACAGAAACCAACTAATTTAAAAGGTGGTGGTAAAGTAGAATCAATGAAAAGTAAAGTACAATTAAAAAGAGCCGTAGAGGTGTAATATGCCAATATTAGATAGAAGAACAAATCAGTTTGTAGAGGATGTTGATAGCAGAGTATCTGTAGGTATAGATTTTCCATTTGGTAGAGTTCCTAATGGTGATGGGTATTTTAAGACTACCAAAACAACCATCGATGCTATTAAGACGAATATTAAACTTCTTTTAAAAACTAATCAAGGTGAAAGACTATTTCAACCTAATTTAGGCATGAACTTACGAAACATTATTTTTGAACAAATGACAGAAGATAGCATAGTAAGAATAGAAAATAATATCTTAGATGTATTTGAAAGATGGCTTCCTTTTGTTGAGTTAAGAAACATTGAGATTCAAAATAAAGATGAATTGAATCAAGTTAATTTAAACATAGAATTTAATATAAAAAGAACACCTAATAGTTTAGAAAATGTTAATGTTACATTTGGTGGAGGTGGAGTTTCTACAGGCACTGGTGCTTCAAGTGAAGGTAATGTAAGTGGTGGCACTGGTGGTCAGTCCGGACCTAGTGCGGGTGGTTATTAATACATAGGAGATACTAATGGCATACACAGACAAACAAAAATTGCTACCTACGAATGTAAATTATACAAGTAAAGATTTTAGCACAATAAAAGCAGATTTAATAGAATATACAAAATCTTATTTTCCAGATACATATAAGGATTTTAATGAAACATCACCTGGTATGATGTTGATAGAATTATCAAGCTATGTCGGTGATGTCCTCTCATACTATATAGACTATAATTATAAAGAAAATCTTTTGTCTACTGCAACTGAAAAAAGGAACATTCGTAGATTAGCTGAATTTCTTGGATATAAAACTCCAAACAAAACACCATCTGTTGTTCGTTTGAAAGTTGAAACAACCATTGATGCCGATGCAACAACTGGTGAGCCAAAATATGGAGAAGCTCCAGCATCAATAAATAGTGGGTTACAAATCGCATCAAATGTTAATTCTGAAACAGTATTTGAAACCACCGATGAGATAGATTTTACATCAAGTGGTTCTGGTGATCCAAACATAAGTGCTCCAACACTTGATGGTAATGGAGAGGCAAGTTCTTATACCTTAACAAGATATGTTCGTGCAGTATCAGGTCAAACAAAAACAAAATCTTTTAACATTACAAGTCCAACAAAATTTTTAGAATTGGATTTGGGAGAGGATGACATTATAGAGATAATAAACTGTTTAGATAGCGCTGGACAAAGATGGTATGAAGTTGATTATTTATCACAAGAAAAGGCTTTGAAAGAAACACATTATAGTAACTCAACTATGGAATCTATTTCAGGTATTCGAGATAGTGCTTATGATCAAGGTGATGCTACAGACGAAATATCACCAATACCAATACCTTATGTTGCAGAGTACATAAAAACAAGTAAAAAGTTTACATCAAAATTTGATGAAGACACTCAAACATATAAAGTAAATTTTGGTAACGGTTTATTTAGATTTAGTAATTCCGGTTCAAGTGTAGATCCTGTAGAACAGGCTGGTGTAACTATAAATGGAACTAACTTATCAGATATACCGAGTGCTATAGGTTCAACTACTGGTAATAATTTAAATTTAGGTGAAGCACCTGCAAACACTACACTAACATTCACATATAGAGTTGGTGGAGGAGCTAATTCCAACGTACAAGTTGGAGAACTCACAACAATCAATAATGCTCCAACTGGTGTTAACATAACTGTTACAAATGATGAACCAAGTGTTGGGGGAACTGATGGTCAGACTGTTGATGAAATAAGAAATAATGCGGGAGCTTTTTTTGCCTCTCAACTTCGTTGTGTAACCAAAGAAGACTATACTGCTAGAATACTAAGTATACCTCAAAAGTTCGGAAGTATTGCTAAGTGTTATGTGGAAAGATTAGATGGTGGAACTCTTTTGATTTCTACCTTATCCTATAATCAAAACAAACAACTTGTTCAGACACCACAACTTACGTTACAAAATATTGCCACTTATGTAAATAACTTTAGGATGATTAATGACCAACTTGACTTTGGGTTTACTTTAAACAATACATTATTTTCTGGATATGTTATAAATTTTGGAGTTCATTTTAAAGTCAACTATGATAGGAGATTTAATCCAACTGAAGTAAAATTAAATGTGATTGATGTGATAAAAGATTTCTTCAAAGTAGAGAAGATGCAATTCAGACAATCAATTAGTATTAATGATTTACAATATAATATTTTAGGTTTAGACGGCGTAATCGGTATAAAAGAATTAAAATTATTTCAAGATGGAAATGATGAATATGCTAGTGGTAGAAAATTATATAGTTTACAAGGTGATGGTGATTTAGTAGATGGTGGTGAATCGAATTATGGCTTTCAATATAACTTTGACAATGCCTTACAAGATGGTATATATAGACCGGCAATTTCTTCGGCTGTATTTGAATTAAAAAATCCTAATCAAGACATATATGGGAAAGTGATATAATGCATAAATATTTTTTTACAACTAAAGATACTTTCATAAGTAGCGGTTCAAATCCAATTAATGGTGAAGTATTTACCAATAAAAATACAGGTCAAGACGAAGTGCTCGAATTAAAAAAAGTTTTTTTTAATAGAAAATTTCACTATCCAACTCGTGTTTTAGTTCAATTTGACACCACCGAAATAGAGAACTATATTAGCTCTTCAGTATTACCTCATACTTATAAATTAAATCTTAGGCTTTATGAAACCGAAGGTACAAGTGGGCTGAGTGAGGATTACACAATTGCTGCTTATCCATTATCAGAATCTTGGGATGAAGGTATTGGAAAAGAAGCTGATGTCCCTAAAACCACTCAAGGTTGTAGCTGGGAGTATAGACAAAATTTTGATGGTGCATCTGAAATAGAATGGAAAGATGAAGGTGGTACTTATTTAAGCGGCAGTAATGAAACCACACAATCTTTTTCATCAGAGTCACCTGATATTAATATGGACATAACTGATATTAGTAAAAAATGGTTTAATGGCACTAATCAAAATCATGGGTTATTAATTAGATTTTCAGGTAGCAGAGAAACAACTAGTAGTAGTTTTGAAGATTTAAAATTTTTCTCAAGACAAACTAATACGATATACTCACCAAAAATAGAATTAAAATGGGATGACCACTTACCAGCAACTGGTTCAAACACGGGCAGTTTGACATCATTGGATATTAGTGGTAATAGTGAAAACTATTTATATCCGTTACATTTTAGAGAAGCATATAAAGAAAACGAAACCGTTAAGTTTAGATTTGGTGCTCGTAAAAGATATATACAAAAATCATTTACTACATCAGTTCAGTCTGTGAGTGGTAGTTTTATACCACACGGTTCAGGTTCTTATTCAATCATTGATATGGCAACGAATGAGTCTGTTGTTCCATTTAGTGCTTACACAACAATGAGTTGTGATACAACCTCAAACTATTTTAAACAAGACCTAAATGCTTTTGAACCTAATCGTGCTTATAAAATACTAATAAAGGTCAATCATAATGATGGTCAGGAGATAATATACGATAACGATTTTGAATTTATATTGAGGACTTAATATGTCTTATCATGATAGACAACAAATAACAACTCCTCAGCAAACCGATAGACCTTTAGATCCTATTGATCCACAACAGACTACGACTACACAAACAACTGGTCAACAAACTACGACTACACAAAGAACTGGTCAACAAACTACAACTGGTCAACAAACTACGACTACACAAAGAACTAGTCAACAACAAACTTCTAGACAGACAACAACCACTCAACAAAGTGCAACGCAAAGCACAGCTAGTAGTACATCTAGTCAACAGTCCATGACTACTGAACAGCAAGATACAGACACCATATTAACTGGTAGAGTTGAAATGACAAGTAGTGATAATAGGGTATGGAGAGTTATTGAGTTTAATAGAAGTGAATTATTAACAGAGGTTGAAGAGGGTATGGCAGTTACATTGTCTGATGGACAAGGTTTTTTTGTAGATAAAATTTTACAACAAGTTGATTTGTCTAGGGGTTTAGTAACTTTAGATATAGGAGTTTCTGGTGCCAATTTTGGTGACATACTTAATTTTGAACTAGATGTATCACAAACGATTGAAAATAAAGTAGAGGAAGATGTTACAGAAGATACAACCATATTAACTGGTAACATTAGAATGATTAATGATGATTCATCGATGTGGATGTATATATCAGGCACTGCTAATAATGAAAGTTTATTACGAGAAGTTACTTCTGATATGGTTGTTACTATATCAAACCCATCAGATATGGGCAATCAACAAAACTTCACGATATCATCTGTTAATTTAAGTAGTGGTGTAATAAATTTAAATAGGGAAGTTTCTGGTACTAACTATGGTGATGTGCTTAATTTTAGCATAGATGTCTCTCAGATAATAGAAGAAGTGGTAGAGGAAGTAGAAGAGGTAGAGGAAGTAGAAGAGGTAGAGGAAGAAGTAACAAACCCAATAGTTGAAGTTGGGTTAATTGCTACCGAACAGGATAGTTGGTATTTTGCTGATCCTAACTCAGACTATCTTCTACCAAATTTACTTAATCCATATGTGGGTGTATACCACCTACATGAAGACGGTACTGCTATGATTGGTGAGGGTATTCTTGGTTTGAGTCATGAACTAAAACCAGATGAAATAATTATTCAAAGTTTAATTTCTCAAACTACTGTGGTTCAAGCTGAAAGTGCTGATGATGTTGAGGAAGTTAGTTATGAAACTATACAAGCAGTTAGGGAAATAGTTAGTGATGTCATTTATAGGAAGTGGTTTGAGAATAATACTCTAAGTGATGAACAAATTTTATCAATGCAAACCACAGTAAGAGATGGTATAAAACAAACAGGTCGTAACGAAGATGAACCACTTGTATTTTATAAAAAAGATCGTAATACTTTAGAAAATAGAGAAGATTTACAAGGTGAAAATTTCGAACAAATTTGTCAGAATATACACCAAAATTCTATTGTTGATATTGAATCTAAATTCAGTCTTGTATTACCAGATGAAATTGATTACGCTAATCCATACGATACTCCATTGTTACCTGGAAGATATTTTAAACTACAACAATATGTGATGAGATATAATAACGATGGTCTTATAATTGATATTGTTATTGCTGAAGAGGCAATATTATATTATGATGAAGCTCTCATTCAAACAGAAGAATTAGGAGGTTTTTAATGTCAGCCGTTGTAATAGAAAGATTTTTTGTTAATATTTTAAATCTTAGCCAGTTAACAAAACCAAAAACAGGTACAAAAATTAATCCTCAAAAAGCTAACGAAGTATTAGATACTAACATATTTGAATTATTGCCAACACAAACAACTCGTCAGGATCAAATAAATAATTTCTTTTCAGAGTTTGATACTTTAATAGGACCAAGACCTATTTTTGAAGATTCTAACAATGATGGTGTTGTTGAAAATCCTATAAACTATGAACAAGATGAACAATCTCGTATCAGTTTTGAAAATCAACCAAATGCTTTTATAACAAGATTAGATGAACAGGC